ATGTATTGGTTTTATATCAATGGCTGATGACAAAATTAGACTTTCGCCTGAAATTCTTGATGTTTTGGGGCAAAAGGGAATCGAGGGAGAGAATCTTGACACTCTCTTAAATTTGGCAAAAGCTATTTCTGACTTTGAATCCAATTCAGATGTTTCTGCTGTTCAAAAAGATGGTGGCCCTGCAAGGGGAATGTACCAGTATGAACAGCCTTCGGCTAAAACCGCAGTTAATCGAGCTGAAGGATTTAAAGTAAAAGCTCCTTGGCTACAGAAATTAAAAGAAAATAATTTTGATGTTGTAGAAGCAGGTCTAAATAAGCAAGAACAGACAGAATTATTTATTCTCGATCATCTAGGGGCAATAAACAATTTTACTAAAACAATAAAAGAAAACAATCCGTCTAAATGGTTTGATTATTGGACAAAATATCACAAAAGAGCAGAGCCTACTGAAGAAGAAAGAATAAGATGGGAGAAAATGAATCCATCTTCTACTCCTGTAGATAAACAGTCTGCCGAGTTATTTCTTCGTGATGCAATAGCTCCCAGAGGAACCCCAACGAGAGAAAGACAAATGTTTGCAAGGGCAATAGCAAATGGCTAGAGATTTATACGGCGAAATGATGGGTCGGGCGTTGCAACGCCAAGCCCCACAAGGACATATGCCAGCCTATATAACACAAGGCGAAGCGGATATATTGCGGTCATTGGGTGGTGGGGTTGGCCCTGCTGGTGGCCAGATTATGCGGAATGGTATTCCTTCTTTTCAATATAGTTTTGATGAGGAATATGAGCGACATAGAAATCGAGACTATATAATGCCTCCTGTTGAAAAATACCCCATAACAACAGAACAAGACCTGATAATAACAACACCAGAACAAGAAGAATTTGAGCCTGTGCCTGACCCAAATCGTAGAACGCTGGTTCCAGGTGGAGGCGGTGGTTACATGATGGATAGCCCACCTCCTATTCCTGGACCAACAAAATTACCTGAATACGATAATTTGGTTGAGGATTACCAAGGTCTTAGGGATGAATATGGCAAAGAAGGGCATGACCTTGGTATCGTTCCTTTAGCAAATATTCTTAAAAACATAGATCGTGACCCAAATACAGGAAAGTTCCCAAAAAAAATTGACAACCTTTGGGATTTTATGAAGCAAGGGGGAGTGGCTGGACACCTATATAGAGGTGTTAGAGATCGTTTTTCTGAAGAAGGGCGGAGAAAATATGATTTACAAAAAGATATTTATAGAAAACAGCGACAGCTTTATAGAGACGCTGGTTTAGACGAAAATGAAATTCAAAGAATACACGACCAATCTGTAAGGCTTGGTCTTGATCCATTAAGAAATGCACCTCGAAACGTAGTTGGAATGAACAGACTCTTTGGAGAAAGTGACAGAGATATTGCTCAAAGGGCACAAGAAGAACAGCAAGCAGATTTAGATATGCAGCTTGCGAATGAACTTGGAAATGCAATTATAGATGCCCCAGTTGGAGGTGATGACCCAGACACAGAACTGACCCCAGAAGAAGTAGCCCGCCGAGAAAGAGTTAGAAAAAACATAGAAGGGCTTTCTCCTGAATACCGCAGACTACTGGGGCTAGAAAAAGCAGAAATAGGAATACCAGAACAACCGCCTTGGATGCCAGGGCCACGGTTCGGCCCAATAGGCGGCCCAGAAGGCGGCATACCAGGTGGGATACCAGAAGGGTTTACTGCCCCAATGACACATATTAACCCTGGTGATTATCCAGACACCTTTATTAACGATTCAACGGGGCAAATATTCACAGCCCCCTCATTAGGGTATGTGCCTCCTGCTGGTTGGAGAAGGCTGCCTAGCGGAGAACGAGAACGTATAGATTGGAAAGGTATTCCTGGCACGTTTCCACCACGAACAGGATTTGCGTAAATGGTAGGACAGCAAACAGCAACAAACTTATCGGTTACAGCCCCTATCGGTGGGCTGAATACCCGTGATGCTGTGGATATGGTTGGGGACACAGATGCTTTACGGCTGGATAACTTTTTTGCTGGTCGTTCCCATGTAGCAGTTCGAGGTGGATTCTCCGAACACGCTACGGGTTTGGATTCTGCTGTTGAAAGTTTAATGACCTATAACTCTGCAACTGCCAATAAAATGTTCGCAGCTACAGGAGCAAAAGTTTATGAGGTAACAAGTGCTGGTAGTGTCGGATCAGCCGTGATTTCTAGTTTATCTAATGCAAGATTCCAGCACGTTAATGTAACTACAAGTGGTGGAAGTTTTCTGTGGATATGCAATGGGGAAGATGCCCCTCGTCATTACAACGGATCAACTTGGGCGACCCCTTCTATATCAGGTGTAACCTCTACAACAATTATTGGTGTTGAGGTGTTCAAAGAACGATTGCTGTTTGTTCTAACAGGAAGTTTATCTTTCGGGTATTTAGCTACAGATGCGGTAGCTGGTTCGGTTGCAACTTTTAATCTTGGCTCCGTGTTTTCACGGGGCGGAAAGTTAATGGCAATTAAAACATGGACACGGGATGGAGGGGCTGGTCCTGATGATCTTGCAGTATTTTATTCTGACCAAGGTGAGGTTGCAATTTATAGTGGTACTAATCCTGCATCAGCAGACGCATGGTCGTTAGTTGGCGTATTCCATGTAGGAAGGCCAATCGGCAGAAGATGTATGATGGTGTCGGGTTCAGATTGTTATTTAATTACAGAACGAGGCGTAGTTCCTTTGACACAAGTAATGGGGACAGGAGAAGCTGCACCAAACATAGCCATCACCAGCAAAATCAATGCAACATGGAATACAGCAGTTAAAAACTATGTTGCTTCTTTTGGGTGGGATGGAATTGTTTACCCAAGAGGAGGATATGCTCTGTTTAATGTTCCCTCTGCTGCTACTAATGCGTTTAACCAGTTAGTTGTTAATTTAGAAACAGGGGCATGGTCTCGCTTTAGAGGGCAGAACGCTTATTGTTGGGGAATACTGAATGGAGATTTGTATTTTGGGGGTAACACCGAAGTTTATAAAGCAGATGATGGAACTTCAGATGATGGGTCAGCCATAGAAGCGATAGCAAAAACAGGTTTTATATATTTTGGAGGGAGAGATGGGCCTAAAAGATTTACTGCATTACGCCCTGTGTTTGCAAGCAATAGAGAATTGACTGTATCCGTTGGCTTTGATACGGACTACAGAGATGGGACTATGCTTTTTGAAAGCAGTACAGCTACAAGCATAGCGAGTACATGGGACACCGCTTCTTGGGATACTGCTTCTTGGGCCAGCGATACTACTACTACGCAAAGTTGGAGATCAGTTGCGGATATTGGGTGGAACGCTGCGGTTCGTGTTCGCACCTCAACCACATTACAGACTGTACGCTGGTTAGCTACAGATGTGCGGTTTGAAAAAGGAGTTGGGTTTTGATTCTATCAGATGAGATGTGGGAACGATTAAGACCTGCTACGGAGCCTTTTGAGGGTATAGATCGTGTAGATATAGAAATGGGTTTAACTGTTGGTGAGTTTAAGCTCTTTGAGGCTGGAGACTCAATCGCTATTACTTCTCCTTTCGGGCATATCTTGCGTATTGGTATGGCAGGGGGAGAGCTAGAAGAACTTTTTGAAATAGAGAAACAAATAACAGAGTATGCAGCTATGGAAGGTTATAAGACTATTGAAATTATTGGTCGGCCTGGATGGGAAAAAGTCCTGCAAGGGTATGATCGTGTGGCCGTTATGCTAAGAAAGGAAGTGGGCTATGGGATTCATTAGAGATATATTTAGATCACCAAGTATGCCTGCACCTGTGAATTATCAGCAAGTAGGACAAGACCAAGCTGCGGCTAATCGAGATGCAGCATTGCTATCGGCACAGATAGCACGGCCAGATGTAATCAGCCCCTATCAGACTTCTCGATACTTAGATATTGGGGGACCAGATGAAGATCGTTGGGCTATTTCACAAACCCTTGCTCCTGAATATGAGCAGATGCGGCAACGGGAAGCTGGTATTCAAGGGGGTATCCAGTCTTTAGCTGCACAAAGATTAGGGCAGGTTGATCCACAGGCGTTTACAGCAGAAGGATTACCAGCAGAGCCAGGAGCCTTTAATTATCAACAAGAAGTAGGGGCTATGCCTGAGTTTTCCACAGCAGGGGCAACGTACCAGCTTCCAGAATTTAGTGGATTGCAGGGAATGGCTGACCAAGCAACGGATCAGTTCTACCAGTCTGCATTAGGCCGTATAGCCCCTGAGTTTGACAGGGCAGAAGAAAATTTGAGAACACAGTTAATTACGTCTGGTTTACCTGTTGGTTCTGAGGCTTACAATCGGGAGATAGAACGCTTTAGACAGCAGAAGGGTGATACCCTTTCTCAACTTGCTACGCAATCCATGATGCAAGGGCAGCAATACGCAAGAGGCCAGATGGGGGATATTCTTACAGGCAGACAACAGCAATTAGCAGAAATTGGTGCTGAGTTTGATGTAGCTGGTCAACAAAGAGCGCAATTAGGCCAAGAGGCCAGAGCAGAACGGGATATGGCACAACAGGCAAGAGATCGGGCGATTGCTGAAAGGGCGAGATTCCGCCAGCAACCATTGTCTGAACTGTCTGCTCTTTTAACTGGTCAAACACCCTTTACTCAAGCGGCTGCTGCTGGTCCAGCACTACAGCCTGGTGGGGTAGCTGGGCCTGCTCCTGTTAATTTAATAGCGTTAGCCCAAGCGCAAGCTCAAGATCAGGCAATGCGGTATCAGGCGGAGGGACAAATGGGGTCTGATTGGCGTAATGTTATTGGTCAACTTGGTGGCGGTTACCTCGCAGGTCTTTCATAAGGTAGTTAATTTATGGCAATTCCAGCTTTTACTCCAAATCCTCGAATCGCAAGAGGCAGAAAACGAGCAGATTTGTTGCTTGGTATGGCTTTGCAACCACGCCCAAATCCATTGCCCCAAAACCCCTACTATATTCCTGGTATGGCAGGGATGTTTGGTCAACTTGGGTCTGGATTGCTTGCTCGACAGGCGAATGTTCAGGCTCAAAACATTGAAACTACGCAGAAAGAAGCCAGACGGATTCTTGCTGATAGACTAGCAGGAAGAACTTATACGCCCCCTCAAGTTGAAGCCCCTCGTAAAACAGGATTAAGGGCTGTTGTTAATAAAATATTCCCAAGAGCAATGGGTCCTGCACAAGCATATCATCAGGGGCTTGGTGCTGGGTTTGAAACTAGACCTTTAGGTGAAATAGCACAGGCGGCAGGAGCAACACTTCCTGCTCCAGAAAAAATGGAATTATATGAACGTAAAATTCGAGACACAGCCGATTCTTTGATGAGAAATGGAGCTGTGGATAATATGCAAGATGCCCTAGATGTGGCTGGGCAAATAGTAAGAGGGGATATAGACAATCTTACTAATCCCGTAACTGGGCAGCATTTTACGATAAATAGAATTACTGGCGAAATAGAAGAAATTGTACCTCCTGGTGGGCCGTTTACATTACCATCTTCAACACTTGAGCGAGAAGAAACATTACTAGGCAATATTGAGGCTTTTGGAGTTCCCCAAAGTGTTCAAGAATTTTATACAAAATTTTTCAAACAAATTGGGGAAGTGCTGGATGACATTCCTGAAGGGACACCTGGTAAGGGAGTGCTTACAGCGATAGGTAATATAGGTGGGGATTATCTTAATCTATCTCCGCAAGATCAACAATCACGAAGCCAGTTTAGGTTGATGAGAGAAGTGGTTATAGCAGCATTGAGAAGTAGTGGGAGGCCATCTCTTGTTGAGCAACAGAGAATTTTAGAGTTACTTCCAGATACATGGGAAAGTGAATTAACTGCCAAACAAAATTTAACGGCATTATACGACATATTAGAAACACAAAAACAGATTGACGTTGCTACTGCTAATAATAGCTCAATAGGTCGTGAAATAAGGAAAGAAGCAATGGACGCTGCAATAAGCATAAATATGGTGCAGCAACTAATAGGTCGCCCTTCTGTTACGCTTGACGGAATGTCACAAAACGAAGCAAGCAAGATAATTGCTGATTCTCCACCAGGAACGATTTTCATTTTAGGTGGAGAGGAATTTAGTAAAGATTAAACAGATGGCAAACGGAATAACACCAGAATCATTAGGGTTAGTTCCTGTTAGGAAACAACCAGAAGTAAATCTGCCTGAAATTAACCTAGACGCTTTAGGGTTAAGGCCAATAACCCCTTCTGGGGAGGGTCTTTCTTCTCAAGGAGGTGGAACACAGTATGTGGTGGATAAACCAATTAGTGAGTATATTCCTGAAGCACATCCTTTTCGTTTTGCTCCAAAAGGAGAGAGGTTTGTTGAGAGGTTATTGAGGGCCGCTACAAACATAAGCCCTGCTCAAGTAATCGAAATCGGGCTACCAACGGCAGGGATGGCTATAGGCACACCAGGTGGCCCTGTTGCTGTGGCAGGTGGTGGAGTGGCTGGAGCAGCCGCAGGGAAGGCAACTACA